CCACCAACATTCATCATTGGGTTCATCATTTGTGGTCTCATATATGGAGATTGCGGACCTCCTTGACCAGCATTAACTTCATATGCTCTTCTATTAAGGTCAGATAAACTAAGTTCTCCTCCAACTCCAGTTTGACCGCCATATTGTTGACGTCCGCCCATATTAGGAGTATTGCCATTACCAGGTTGCCCTCCTACGGTTTCTTTTAACCAATTGGCAGCATTACCTCCTTGACCGCCAGCGCCCCAAACTGCTGGAGTACCAAACCCTACATGCAATCTTGAACCATCTGGACCCATGTAACCTTCACCAGCTCCAATACCTGTTGCTCCAGCTTGAGAAGCTGCTGCTACAAATCTTTTAAATATTGGTAAATGTGTAGAAGGTGTTAGTCTCGTTTCACCTGAATACAGATCCAAATCCGCAGCCATGCCATTATCATGCCTTGTAGAACCTGTTCTAGCTCCACCTTGCCCTTCTTGAGGTTGACCACCAGATTTAACTCTTACAGTTACTCCAGCTTCACTTGCGGCTCTTTGTAAAACTTGCGCTAATCCAGAACTTATTGGTAATCTTCTTACGGCAGCTTCTCTCATTTGGTCTTGTATAACTTGACCACCTTGCTGTCTACCACTACCAGCATTTTCATTTTGATTATTATTTCCAGAAGAACCAGTATCTTTTGGGGTTAAATCAGAACCGCTTGGACCCGATGACGATTCTCGAGGACTGCCGCCAGTATTAGGTGTATTATTTTGTTGTTGTGATCTAAGCGCAACAGATCTAAACAGAGAGTCAATATAGTGTTGCGGTGTTGAATTACTATTAGTTCTACCAGTAGTCCATTTACGAATAGCCTCTTCAAGGCGTAGATCACGAAATCCTTGACTTTCCCACAATGCTCTTTGTGCTTTTTGTCCAGCTTCTAGAGTTGGGAACTGAGCTAGTGTTATTGTACCATTATTAGATCCTGGTCTAGCACCATAAGATTCGGCAAATTTACCATACATCATACCCGATGGATTATTTAATGCTGGTCTTACATTTTCATTTTTTGCCTGTTGACTTAAAAATGAAACCTTTTGTTCTTCTGATAAATTTCCAAAAGTAGTGCTAGGTGATATAGCTGCGCCTGTATTGTTTTCAGCGCCTTTCCAACCACCATTAGGACCTTCTGGACCTGATGGACCTCCAGCACCTGCTCCAGCTAATCCAGCCCCAGCCGCAGCTACGCCACCCGCTCCCGCGAGCGCAGCGTATGCCATTGGGTTTCTAATTACCGCACCAACTGCTGCGCCACTTAACTTACCAAATTTCTTGGTAAGCATTCCTAAAATACCGCCTTCACCTTTATCTTCTTTAGCTTTAGCTTCTTTTTCTAAAGTATCTTTAATTTTGTCAACATCTTTATTAACTTTTGATAAAGACGCAATTAATTGATATTGTAGACCTAAAGATTCTCTTAATAGTTTATCTGTAGAATCTGTCTTTTTAACAAGACCTTGTATTGTTTCTTGCTGTTCATCTACTGTTTGAGTTAGATGTATATTATCTGTTTTGTTTTTAGCAAATACATTTGAAAGGTCTTTAACAATTTTTGTTAAATTTTTTGTTTGACTGTCTGCTGCAGCTTTGAAAGAGCCGACAGCACCGCTAACTACTTTTGGTAAACTATTATCTGCCATTATTCTTATTTTTCTCTTCTTCTACTTTTTTCAGATAATTAATCAAAAGTTGAACATAAATGTCTCTTTCAAACGGCATTAAACTTTCTATATCATTAATAGAGTATTTATGGTGCTGGGCCAAAGAGAAAACTGTACTAAAATAGTTTTCTAAGTTATCATGGCTCAGCGCCAGGTAAAAAAATCATTTAACGATTCTAACGTGATAGTTCTATCATTACCTAATGAGTTTTTGTATTTAATAATGTATTGTAGTTTTGGTGTGTTAATTAGAAACATTTGAACTGCTTCAAAAGTTTTGATGTCCAAGTTTTCTAAAAATTCTACAATTTCTTCTTTTTTATATTCGTTAACATTATATACTGTGTCGCCTTCATAAATTTTATCTATACAACGAACAATTAACTCAAACATCTGATCTTTTTCTAATGCTAAAAATTCATTATCATCATAGAGCGTTGCTGGTGGGTATCTCATAACAATACCAGCTTTTTCTGTTATCTTTATATTACCTTTGGTATCAGTATCTGGATAAACAATTTGAACTTCGTTTAAGTCAACACTGAACTCATAGCTTTTTTTGTCTTCAAAATCTTCGTATGTAATTTTAATATTATTATCAATTGAATATGCTCTGAGTTTTAAGAATAAAAATTCTAAATCGTAAAGCGGTAGTTTATCAACATCAAGTTTATCAATAATACAATTATTAACAACCTGCTTAATAGAGGAAAAAATATCTGTTATATTTTTGCTTTCTTTTGCCATCAAAAGCATTTTTTCTTCTTTAACTAAAAATGGTCTAAACTTATAATTTTTCTTTAAAGAAGGAACAACAATATTATATATTGGGTAATCTATTTTAGGAAGCGACATATCATAACTCCAGTTTTATATGAATATTCTATTCAATAGTTGTGAATTTTGCCCAGCAGCCGCATTAGTAGCGCCAACGCCTTCTATCATGTAATCAGTATATGCTATTGATACATTTATTTTTAATAATTGACTATCATTCCAATTCAAACCTATATCGTTAATTGCTGTAGGAAAAGCTTGGAATAGATTTATTTCTTGTACGGTTTCTCCAAAATCATTATATAAAGTTATTTGTACAGTTGTAGAGTAATTTTCTTTATATTCAGTTATGTATCTTGGTATTTGATTTGCTTCTCTTCCCTGTGGTGCATTTAATGTCCCATTATATTCAAATATAGATCTTGTCCAATTGTGAAAAAATTGCCAAATTTCTGCATTAGCATCAGACAGAAAAGAAATAGTACACTCAGTAAATCCAGCTGAAAAAGGTTGTTTTTGCGTTGGACCAATACCATAACGATTTACTTCAGTTGTGGTTACAGTAACGCCTGGGACTTTTACCATATCAGCTCTAAATCTTACCATTTCAATTACAGAAGTAACTCCTGTTCCTGTAAGTATTGGAGGTGGTAGAAGAGAAACAGAAAATTTGTTCGCTTTGATGACACCATTGTCTGCTATGTTTTGAGCAAAGTTTGTTATGTTGAATGGCATTTTTTATCCTAGTAAGGTGGCGAGCCAGCGTATTTGGCGTTTGTGTTAACTTTCCATTGTTGAAGAGGTAATAACAAAGCTTTATCCCAATCTGTTGGATTGACATAATGTAAAGAACTTCTTATCTGACCAGATAGATATCTTTTAATACAATTTTGATAACCTTCAAATCTAGTTGCAAATGTTTTTAAAATTCTATAATTTATATTGAGTTTGGTTGATGAGTTGTATTTTTGATTGTTTGCAGTTGAATAAAGAGCATCCATTAAAGAAGCTCTTGCGGCTGGTGGCAAATAATGTAAGTTTATACCTAAGAAACCATCAGGATACAATTCAATTGGAAATACCAGCGGAAAGGCATCAAAGAAAGGTAATGTATCTTTATGTTTAGCATCATAAACGAACATATACATCTTACCTACAGATGAACCTTTGACCTCGCTGAAAATTCTTTGAGCTATAGTTGTGCTCATAACTCTTGATGGATCTGCTTTTCCTATTTTCATAGCTTCTTGTCTATACCATTCTCTAGCTTCTTTGGCAGATTTGAAGTCTATATTTTTAGCAGCATTTTCTAAATCTTGAAAAAGATACATTAATATTTGATCCCTAATTCTTTTTCGGTAAATATGTGAAACGACCAACCTTTATCTTTACAAAATTCATTAGCAGCTTTCCATTTTGCTTCATTTACTCCCCATGTTTTAACTTCAGTAATGTAACGTTTGTTTACATTAGATTTTCTTTCAGGGGGTTTAGTTTGTTTTGCAGGTTTCACTTCAATTAAAGATGTTTCTTGTAATCCTTGTTTATTTATTTTAGTAACTATAAAATCTGGAAAATAACGATGTACTTTCCCATCTAAAGGAGATCTATATGGAATTATTATTTCTTCAGAACCCCAGCTGATAACTTCTTTGTGTTCGTCTAAATAACACATAAGTTTTAGTTCCCATCTGGAGCGATAAACAATATTTCTTGAATCGCCTTTATATTTTTTGGGATTTTTAGGATTAAATAGACCTTTGTATGTTTGCATGTCTTTTTATCTAATAAATATAATAATAAATAGTATTTAGGGGTCTAAATGCCAAACTACGCACCATCTTTCACAAATCATAATTCAAACATACCATTACCACCAAGAACAACGAGAAACAATTTTTCGTTTCCTAATGACTTGGTAGTAAATGGTAGAAATTTTTGCACGACTATAAATTTTGTTTCTTATCAATCTACGACTGCTATTGTAGGAAGTATCATAGGAGCAATACAATCTATAATGGGTGGTGCATTTATGCCTGCTGGAAGTATAACTCTTCCAATTCCTAAAAAATTAAACGATGTACAAACTGTTACTTGGCAGCAACAAAGTATGACAGATATCGCTTTGGGTGGTGCTTCTGCTTTAGCAAGCGCAGTAGGAGCTGGTGGAGCCGCAAGTGCTCTTGGTGGTCTCGCGAGCGCATTAGGACCTATGACAGGTTTAGCTATGAATCCACAATTATGGATGACTTTTAAAAATCCTGAATTTAAAGAGCATATTCTCAGTTGGACTTTTGCACCAAATAATGAACAAGAATCTAATACAATAGCTAACATAATTAATTATTTTAAATATAATATGTTGCCTTCTAGTACAGCTGGATTAGTTTATACATATCCAAATATTGCTATGATATCATTACACCCAAACGATTTCTTTACTTTTAGATTTAAACCTTGTGCTGTAACATCTGTTCAAGTAGATCATACTGGCGCTGGTCAACCTTCATTTTTTAGAAATGGAGCGCCAACAGTTGTTAATTTACAAGTATCGTTAAAAGAAATAGAACTTTGGACAAAAGATAATTATAACACATAAGGGTAATTTTTAAATGGCGCAAGAAAGATATTTTGAAAAATTTCCAGTAATTGAATATGCTGGAAATATGGCTGTTGATTTAACTGTAAGAATTACTCTTATGGATGTAGTTTCTCAAAACCCATATATATATTATCCATACCAATTATCCGATAGTGAAAGAGCAGAACAATTTTCTTATAGATATTATGATGATTCTTATAAAAGTTGGATAATATATTTAACTAATAAAATAGTAGATCCATATCATGAATGGTATCTATCCCAAGAACAATTTAATGAATTTATTACAAAAAAATATAACTTACCTGTAGAAACTCTTATTCGAAAAGTTAAATTTTACAGAACAAATTGGGAAACTAATGAAACCATAAGCGTAAGTCGTTTTAATAGTTTACCAATAGATCTTAAACAATATTGGATTCCTAATTATGGCCAAAACAATATAGTTATATCTTACAATAGAAATCAAAAAGAAATAACATCTACAACAAATAAGTTAGTAACTTATAATGTATCTGATAATTCTTTTATAAAAGATGAAATATGTAAAATTGTATTAATCGGTGGAAATGCAGCAAAGGGACAAATCGCTGGTATTGCTGATGGTAAAGTTTACGTACATCATTTATCTGGTTCTGAAGATTATATATCTTTTGATGAAAACAGTTATATTGTTGGTGAAGAAAGCTCTTTATCTGCATCAATCAGTGGTTCTCAATTCATAACTCAAAATATATCCGATGAAGCTTCTATTTATTGGTCAGAAGTATCATATTATGATTTTGAAAATGAAAGAAATGAATATAATAAATCTATAAGAGTATTACAGAAAAATATTGCGCCTTTGATGGCAAATAATTTAAGAGATTTATTAAAGGTATAATATGCAAGTTGGAGATATAGAAATTAAAAAATTAATGATCGGTAGCATTAATGCTATGGATCCTAATAGTATTGGTCTTGTAGGGTTTAATATTTATGAAGATATAACAAATCCACTTGGTCCTTATGGGGAAGTTATAGTTGCAGATTTTAAAGATCTTGCAGGTGACAATAAATTAAATGGAAAAGAGGATATAACTTTTGAATTTTCAAGTAAAAATTCTAGCTCTGCTACCTTTAAATTTAAAAGTTTTAAATCTTTAGAAACAAATGACGGAAGTACTGATAATAGAAACTCATTACATAATAAGCAATACACAATTCGATTTGTTTCTGAAGAAGCTATAAATGTCCAAGGTAACAGAGTTTCTAAAACTTTTAATGAACCTACAAGTAGTATGGTAGAAAAAATAGTTAAAGAAAACTTTAAAAGTAAAGATTCTGTAGAAATAGGTGAATCAACTAAAAAATTATCATATAATTTTTCTGATAAACATCCTGTAGATGCAATCAGAACATTAGGTGGATTACACGTAGGAACAAAAAGCGAATCATCTTTATTTTTCTTATTTAAAAAAAGTGATGGAGGTTCGACCAAATATATATTTGATTCGCCAGATAATCTTTTTTCAAAAGGGCCAGTTTGTAAACTGAAACAGGGTCCAAGAGGATTAGGAGAATCAGATGAAGATAAACAAAATAGTATACTTTGGTTTCAAATTGGTAAAACTTTTGATGCTTCTACAAGAGCTATGTCCAAAGCTCAAGAAGCTACATATAATCCTGCAACAGGTAAACCGCATGCCCCTAATAGAAAAGCAATAAAACCCAAAGTGGCTGACAGCCCAACATATGATGGTGGAAGAGCACAAGATAAACAATATAAGATACATCAAGCACATAACCCTTTTAATGAATCAGACGCTGTACAAACAAGTACAGCAAAAGTTAATAGAGCAGATTATCTTTCACATTTAGCGCAAAATTATGCAGATTTAGAAATTCCTGGAAATCCTAAAATTAAATTAGGAAGTATTGTCGATTTAGATATACCCAAAAAAGCAGATAGTCAAAATGAATCTGGTGAAAAACAATTTAATGGTAAGGCGATGGTCGTTGCTATAAGACATAAAGTAAAACCTTTGGGACAAACTCCAAGATATACAATGATACTTAGAGTTGCTAAAGGCGGATTTAAAGATGGGAGTGGTGGAAATGCCTAATAAGATGTATTTTGCAGAAGTTAGAAAAATAGATGGTCCAGATAAAGCAGGATATGTGCAAGTTAGAAAATATGGTTATGATAATGAAGAAGAAGATATTAAAGATAAAGATTTACAATGGGCAATACCTTTACAGCCTGTAACATCAGCAGCTACTGGAAAAGTAGGAATAAGTCCAGTTGGTTTAAGAGTAGGGTCAAGAGTTGTGATCGCTTACATGGAAAATGATTCAGACGAAAAGCATCCAGTCATTTTAGGTTCTTTTGCTCGCGCTTCTCCTCCTTTGCCAGCTAAAGCTTCATCTCCTTCAAGCGGCTCTTCTGCTGATGATACTACCAAAGCTCTTGCTAAACAAGCTGCGTTAGATAGATTAAATGCTAATCCAAATGCAGTAGATGCTTCTGTTAGTGTTAAACTTTCAGACGGTTCAACATATACTTCAACTGTATCAAGATGAGAAAAGTAAATGGCAGTAGATAAATCGGTAGATACAAAAACAGGTATACCAGTAGTTATTCCAGAAGTTAAAAATGGAGATGGCCCTCAAGTCACACCTGATGCAAAAGACAGAAAAGAAGTTCCTAAAGGTTATCATGGTCCAAAAGTTGCGGGTAAACCCAAAAGTTTAGAAAAAGACAAATATGGAGAAGCAACTGTTAGAGATCCTTCAGAAGGTAAGGATGTATTAGCGGAAGCCAGAAAACTTGCTCCTAAAGCTGATGATCCAACTTCAGCTGCAGCTGATGCTATGTTAGACGTTGCTGCTGCTATAAAAATGGCTGATCCAATGGCGAAAGCACAAATGCTTAAAAACATGATGTCTATGTTAAATATGGTCAGATCTACTATGAATGCAAATTCAACAGTTCATACTAAAAAAACAGTTACTAAAGCTTTAAATGGTGCTCTTGCTATTTTGTCTAAAAGATATGGGTTTCAGACAATAGTTAACGTATTTAATTCTTGTTTAAGAGATGGTGGTATAAACAAAGTAGATCCTGATTATCAAGGAATAGTTAAAGAAGCCCTTTCATTATTAATCAATAATGCCGTTAGATTTGGTCCAGATGAAATACCTGTAGTAATTCATAAAACTCAAACAAAACCTGAAATATTTCGTGGTAGAGTCCCGCTTCCAATAATTTACACAGCTCCAGATTTTTATGTAAGACAGTATTATACTATTGCAGAAGATCCATGGCCAGGATTTATTCAATGGAAAGGACCGAAAGGAGATTTTTATTATACACTTAAGCCAAAAAACGAACCAGTTTTTGAAACTGTAGATGACCATATGTATTCATTAGCAGAACAAAAATTAGCTCGGGATTTAGCACCTTATTTCGATAAACAAGAATTACATCCAGCAGATTTAAATAAAGTTCTATTTGAAAATATGGAACAGGCACATAGTAATAGCATGGATAGTGCTATGGGTAAAAATGCTGCTGCAAATATAATGGCTATGTTACCAATGTTATTAGGGGTTCTTGGAGGCGTAATTGATTTATCAAAAGGATTACATTTACCTCAATCTGTTTTAGATGTTGCAAAAGTCGGAGCAAGTTTAAGTGGATTTGCTAAAAATATGGCTTTTATTAAAAAAATGAAAATGGATTCAGCTACTGCATTTGATTTACCATCGGCGGGCATGGGCATGCTCGCGGGAGGATTAACAGGAGGATTAGCTTCAATGGCTCTTGGTGGTGGTATTGGTGGTTTAAGTTCTTTGGCAGGAAGCCTTGGATCTATAGGAACTCTTGGTAATTTAGCTGGTGGATTGGGTTCTGTTGCGGATTTAGCTGGAGGTATTGGATCAATAGCTGGGGTATTAACTTCAGATGTTCTTGGTAATTTAACTTCTAATTTAAATTTACCTCTTGCTGGAGAATTAGCTGGTGCTATTAGTGGAGTCGCTGCTGGTGCGGCTGCTGGTGCTGTTATAGGCGGAGCTACAGGATTATCTTTTGAACAAATAGTAAAAGTTTCTGCAGCCGTTTCTATTGTTAATGAATTACAAGGAGACATATATTTGAAAAGAAATACTGGTAATCTTCTAGTTAATATAATGGGTTAATGAAATGAAAGATGAACATAATAAAAAATTAGCTAAAACTGACGTTCAGGTCGGTAAGGTAGAAGTAAAATACCCATACTGTTATGTAGAACTTGATGACACTGGCCATTATCATGTTAAATACTCTCACCCTGATTTTCCAGATAAATCGTTTACTATTAAACAAGGACACAATGGTGGTTATGAAGCTTCTCATCCAGACGAT